TGACTTTCATTTTTGAAACACCGTCCTAAATTCTCCTTCTATAATTCTATCAACTACCATAAAAGCACTATCTCTTGCTTTAGTATGAAAATTAAACGTATTGGTTCTACCAGATATTCCTGGATGAGCTATTATCAAACCAGGGATTCCAAAAGCAGGTCTATCTGGGTTTTCTCCGATCATATGAGGTACTGCTCCTAAAGCTACTGCTCTAGCATAATCAAAACCATAATCATCAAAAGCAGAAGCCACCATAATATAACTATTAACATCTAATTTAAATACCCTAATACCCTGAGCCAATAATCCTCCCCTTCTCTTCCTATTCTCTGCTCTACTTAATATCCCTCTAGCACTCCTTGCTGCTCTCTGTGCTGTCTTCTGACACACTCCATCAACTATTGCTTTAGGCAATCTATTAGTTATATTATGGATTAATTGTTTAGTTTCCTTAAGTCCTATAACTGTAATAAAACTACCCATTTAAACTCCTATACTCATATCTAAAACTTAATGTCTTTTGATGAACTAATGCATCTGAACGATCTGTAAAGTCTGAAGTACTCATACTTTCCATAAAGAAATTCTTTAATCCAGAACCAGCCAATGCTAGTTGATTGTTCTGTAAAGTCTTATCTATTTCATCCATCATCATATCTGTATCCTTCTGAGACTTATTGAATACATCTATAAGAACTCCAACTTCCCAATCCCTCATTCCTGCTTTAAGTGTAAAGTTCTTTCCAGCAGTAATATCTGTTGTTAAAACTACGATTGGGTAATCTACCCATTTCTTTCTATTCTTTGAATCTTGATCATCGCCTCTATTAGGCCATGCTGAGAATATAAAATCTGATCCTGCTCTAGCTGAGCTATTAGTATCAGTAATTTGGTCTGTTAAAATACCATATAACAAAGTATAACTATCTGCGAGTACGGTATCGTTTCCTATTGCGGTCATGGGTTTCTTCCCTCCAGCTACTCCTTTCTTAGAGTAACATAACTAATCTATAAAAGTCACACTATATAAACCTTTATGGATTAACCTTTGTATGTCCGGATTTAACACCTATAGCTTTTATCTGTCTAGCTGCTGTTTCTTTTAGAGAAAGAACCATCTCAGTTCTTAAATTACTAACTGATTGATTACTTCTACCTAAGAAACTTGTTGCTACATCTGCTGCTGCTAGATTGGCTACTATATGCTTAACTAGTTTATCTGATGAACTTCCAGTCATACTAAGTACTTCTGGGTAAGCTCCTGAGATTGCTGTTGCTATAACAGCATCACTACCTGCGCCTATATTAGCTTCGATATCGCCTAGTCGGTATTGTACATCCAAATAGGTTGTAGTCATTTCTTCTTGTTTTCCTTTACTTTAAACGAATGGGTTTCACTAAACCTTTTCATCTCATCTTCAACTCTTTCTACTTTGTCAAAGACTATTACTCCTATGAGATGCTTTGCTATCTTTGCTTCTTCTTCTGTAACGTATATAGCAATATTGCATGGGAACGGCGGCATACCATCTACGATATACTTATCTATCCCTGTTACTCCACCCATACGTCTCCACAATGCATATGGCATTATTTCATCATCTCCATTAACTTATTTCTTATTTGTACTAATTGATTTGTTTGTTGTCCAAGGTTCTGTAAAGTACCTTGTATCGGATAAGTGTTAATCATCTGGATCAACAACTGATAATCCTCTTGTGTTAATTCTGTCTTTACTTCAAGTGCTTTCTTCACTTCATTTTTCATTTCTTCTTTTTCCATTCTAGCCTCCTAGCTCATTACTCCATCATCTATTTCTGGAGTTATACTTTCCTGCATAATTAAACCTTTCCCTCTTTTGTATGCAGACATAAAGTTCCTCTTTCCCCATTCTTTAATCCAATCATTATCTGTAAATAAGGGATCTCCTTCATCATCACACGGAACTGGATGTGCTTTTAGAAACCCTAATTTAAATTCTGTTAATTTTTCATCTGGTATTGTATATGTTACACTTGCCATCTTATCCTCCTATGCATCGTAATATGCTATATATTTTGTTACTCCACCAATGCTTACTGGTATCCTTCCATCTGCAGCAGCTCCTCCACCTGTTGGGTCTGTTGCATCTGCTGGTAATTCAAATACGTCTGTTCCATCTCCATCAAATCTATTTAATCCAGCATCACTCCATATAGCATAAGTTCCTCCTCCTGCTATATAAATCCCATAGTTATTTGTGGCGGCTGTTTGTGCTTCGACATATAACCCATAAGCAGTTCCAAGAGTTCCTCCAGCATTTGTATGATTTCTCGCTAAAAATCCATAAGCCCTTGTTATTGTCCCACCAGTTCCAGTACTTATATCTTCCGCCACAAAATCAGCGGCATCAGTATAAGTTCCATCTTGGTCACCACCAGCGATAATAACTTCTGATGATACCCCAACACCTAAATCAACAGTACCACTTGCTTGATGTCTTGCGCCATATCTTCCACCAATTAATCCTCCAGGATTAGTATTATTTAACGCTCCAGTAATGGTTGAATTAGTATAAGCAAAAGCATTCAATCCATATTTAGCTCCTGATGTTGCTCCAGTATCGGATGCTAATTCAACAACAAATAACCCAGCTCTATGAACACTTTGATTTCTACTTGTTATAACATTTGAAACTAAACTATCTCTTCTATTTACTGTGATATTAACATCTGCACTAATTGAAGGTCCAAATAAACTTGCTGTCCAATCAGTTTGGTTTGTAACTCCCGCTGCTACTCTAATTGGAGCTACGAATTTAGCTTGAGTAACATCTGCTTCTGCTGAAGCTCCACCTGCCAAAGTAGTTGTAACTAATAACTGTCCATTATTCGTATCCCATTGCATGGTACAATCACTATCAGTTCCAAAGGTTGCATCTAAATCATCATTAAGTTTAATACCATTGGAAGTCCAAGTATAAACCCCGGTTAAAGATTCTGTTGCAGTCTTATCTAATAAGTTAACTGCTAATACTCCATCATAAGAAGTGGCTGTTATTGCTCCTATATTTAAAGTTCCTGTAGATGTTAAATTATCATCTGCGAAGTCTATATCTCCACCAGCTGCACTTAGCTTAATGTCTCCAGTATTACAAGTCAAGAATGCATCATTTCCATCATGGAAGATTTCAAAGTCCTGTTGAGCTCCTTGAAATATCTTATGGCTATCCCCCATATAAAGAGCGTTAATTACATTAGTTGTTTTTCCTAAAGCTAATTGTGCTGTTGTGCTTGGAAATAACTCCCAGCCAGTTCCAACAACTGTTAATTCATTACTATCCACATTAATACCAAAAGTTCCAGCAGTTGGACTTGAAGCTTTTTCAAAAGTTAATGCTGCAGAAGGAGTTACATTATCATAACAGATATTTATAGTTTCAATTTCTGTATCTCGACCAATTCTAATAACACATCCATCTCCACCGATATTAGAAAATCCTTGAGTATTGGTAAAATCTCTTGCTCCAGTAGTTAAAGGAACTTCAGCTAAGTCCATATCTTCGTTAGCCATAGTTAAAGTTCTTGTTTGTCCAGACCCTATACTAGAAGAATCAAAATCCCATATCTTTGTAATATCTGCAACATTAAAGATTTCAAATTGATTATCAGCAAAAGAAGTAGTTACTCCGGCAGAACCACCACTTGCAGTTGTTGGAGTCAATCCTCTTAAGTCTGTTGTAGATCCAACAACCCAAGTTCCCCCACCAGTTTTCATTTGAATAGTTATTCTAGATACTAAGAAACCTGTTGAGCTTTCTTTATTATAATTCCTAGGTAAAGTAAAATCATCATGGCCATCTACATCATTTTCAGCTGAAGATTGAGCATTATAAAATCCGCTTGGAAGATTAATCATCATAGGTGCAAATTCTCCAGTCTTATTAGCAACACCCCAAGTAACTAAATTAAACCATTTATTATTCCCAATAGTATTTCCTCCACTATCAGCCACAATATCATATAAATTAGTTATACCATGAAAAGCATCACCAAACCAATTCTTAATCAAAACTGTATCTCCAGTAGAAGTATCAAACGCCGAAACTGTATGTTTATGCATTTGATAGATAATTCCACTAGTACATTTCAATTCAACATTTCCAGCTGTTGGAGTAAGATATCCATCAGTTCCATTTCCATCAATACCACTAAAATAATAAGCCCCATCTCTTCTGCTTCTTTCAGCCATGTGTGCTAAATGCCCCATACCATCTGTTCCTTTCAGATGATCATTCCAGTTTTGATTAATATAAGTTCCATCACTCTGAACATAAGTTGCTGAAGGAGTTAAGAAATAACTAACTTTAATATGTTCTTCATTAGGCCATGCAGTACTATTCGTTAATGCTTTGGTTGAGATTGGAACATAAACATAATTAGCAGTTGGACTTACATCACTACCTGGAGTCATAGTAACTGTTGAACCAGCAGCTAATAAGAAATCCCCAGTACTAAACTGCATAGTCAATGGTTGTGTAGCATCTTCTCCATTAGTTAAAGTAACGGTAACTACTGTACCATTAGAAGTCGCTAATGCATTAAAACTTTCTTTAAATGTACCATTAACTAAATCCCTAGAAACAAACTTTCTCTCTCCTGTATTTATGAGAGAAACCATTATATCACATTAATCCTATATGCGCTATCTGCAAACCATATAACTCTTATGGTATCTATATCCAACCCCTGTAAATTCATTATATCTCCTTTCAACAAAGTATGCGATCCACCATAAGTAGTTCCATCATCACTAAACAATACTGCTAAACTTCCAGGTCCATCACAAGAGAAATAACCATCTTGTCCATTTCTACCCATTCCTGCATTAACATCATGGGTAACAGGATTATCTCCTGACACAAATGACATATCTTCAAAAGCAAGAGATCTACCTAATGTCCTCTGTACCACATGAAGGGATGATCCTGTAATATCTGCCCATTTCGTTGCATCCTTACTATGTATTTGTCCCATTATTTCTCTACTTCTTCAAGTGCCTTAACTTCTTTAAGGGCACTCTGTATCCTCTTTAGTTTCTGCTCAAGTTCTCTATACTGTTCTTTAAGCAGCCTATTTCTCCTCACTTCCTCTTTATACTCGTTTTCTAATTCCATCAAAGCATTTCTCACTTTATCAAATCCCATTGTATTCCTCCTTATCTTATTTCATAAGCTATACTTGCTGTTGCTTTTCCACCATCAGCTGCTACATAAAGATCTGAACCTGTACCAAAATACATATCTGAATCTCCACAATGTAATGCTGAACTTGTTTGTCCTGATCCACAATAACCTCTCAATAAAACTCTAGAGCCAGTACCATATTCATAAACAAATGCTGTTGCTGCTGCTGAACTCATTATGTTCAAATCTACTGATTTTACTGTTAATAATTGAGGTGCTGTAGCTGTCACTAATGCTGCACTAGCACTACCTGCTACTGATGTTTCTGCAAATTTAATTGGTTTTCCCATTTCCTATCCTCCTGTGATTATAAAAAAGGGGCTTCATGCCCCTATGGGTTCTAAGCTTTTTGTCCACAAGCTATGTAAGTAAATCCAGCTCCACTTCCAGCATTGACTATATTAAAGCCAGCACTAGTTATAGATCCTAATCCACCAACCATACTTCCAACTGTTGCTTGAGCTACACCATCCCATACTAAACTGTGGGAAACTACGGGTGCCATTTGGAAAGCAGTTGTAAATGCTATTCCGTTATCTGAACCAGAGGTTACTGATCCAACTCCAGCCTCAATAGAATATTGGGTTGTTCCTGTGTTATAACTTACGACTGCAGCTCCTTCTACTCTTAAAGCACCTTCATCTGTAGTATCTACAAAATCGGTTTCTGGTAGAGTTCTAGTTGCTCCCATTCCATCTCTTGTTCCTTTTGCTGTCATTTTCTAACCCCCTTATGTAGTTGTTATCTTTGATATGGAGTTTACTCTCAAACTATCAGTAACAAATCTCATTGTTGCGACTGCTTGTTTTCCGTCCCTTACCAAATCATTCCATTGGTTTATAGTTACAGCTCTCTTTTCTGCTGTTACGAATGCATGTGCTCTATCGATAATATATGCGTATTTCTTGTTTTGGTTTGAAGAAACCCAAACATTCATTCCGTATATTCTACCAATTAAAGACTTAGTTGGATTCATAACTCCAGACTTATCTGCTTCTACAAATGTATCTATGTTCCTTATGTCGTTAGCGATTTCTGTTCCAATCAAAAAGTCGGTTGGATTATAGTCGTTATCTTCTAAGTCTTGCATAGATTCGGTTATATTAGCTATACTTAAAGTAGCTCCACCTACGGTTGTTGCTCCAGCATCTGCATCTACTTGTGCTATAATTAAGCTATCAATCTTTTTAGCCATCTTATAACCTGCTGTATCTACATTTTGTGCTAGTAAAGCGAACTTACCATCTTCTATCATTTCTTGAGTAATTGGAATTCTTACACCATATTTAACTGGTTTAAGGTTCTTATCCTCATATTCTACGACAGAAATTGGTATATCTGCTCCTTCTGCAACATCAAATACTTCTAGGCTTGATTCTCCTTCTTTAACTATTGCTATGTCTACACTAGATCCTGGAATATCTCCTGGTCCTAAAGCGATTGCTGACAATGGTCTCCAAACTAAGTTCTTTCTAACAGCCATAATTAATCTGTTATAAAGAGCTTTTGGAATAGTCAACCCTCCACTAGTAGTTGTCTTTGTGTCTCCTTGTTCTGCATTATCTGTGGTTAATATTGATTTTGCCATCTTCTTATACCTCTAACTTCAGCAATACATATTTAGCTGCTGCTGATGCTCCTGTTACTGCTCTTCCTATTGCCCAATCATATGCACTACCTGCTCCTGCATTATCTATTACACCTTGATCGTCCAACATTACAGGCAATCCTGCTGTTACGGTTCCTGTTGATAGTGCTAAATAAAATCCTTCAGTACCAACACTTAAAGTGTCTCCTGAAGATGCATCATTTAAAGCTATACCAACACACCTCATTTCATCTGTATCTTGTGCTACTCTAATAACTGCTACGCTTCCTGTAGTAAATGCAGTCCCAACGTCAGCAGATAAGAACATATCATCTGTTGCTGTTTGATAAGGTGCAACAAAGTCTCCAGCTACTACTGATCCAGTAGCCATAACACATGACAGATTTCTTCCTTCATCTGAAACCATTCCTGTTATTTCGTTTGCCATTCTTATTCCTCCTTACTCCTCTTTTGTTGTGTTACCCATCTAACATCTTTATCAATCCAATCTGTATTCATACTTTCTTGATAATCATTCCAACCATCTTCAGTCATTGTAATAGTTCCACCTTCTTTTTCGATAATGGATACTTTGTCTTTTTCTTCAACTACTGGTTCTGGTTCCTCTGGAGTTTCTACTGCTCCCTTACTTTCAACTTCTACTTCTGGTTCTGCTGCTGGTTCTTCTGCAACAGGTTCAGGAGTTTCTGCTTCTTCTTCCTTAATTGTTTTATCTTCTGCGATATTTACCATTTCCTTCAATGCCTCCTCGTCATATTTTAGAAATTCATCTACGTCTCTACCTGTCAGCTTTGCCATTTGCTCAGCCAAGGGTCTAGCCTTTTCTTTGTCTAACTTCTCTTGTGTCTCCACAAGATTTTCTACTAAATCTTCAACTTCTTTTGTAATCTCTTTAGTCATGTTCTATCCTCCTGTAACTTTAGCACCTGGCACACCGCCAAGTCCAACAAATGAAACTTCTTTCACTTGTAGATTTTGTACTTCATCTACGAAATTATCTCCTTCTCTAACTCGTTTGATATCTCCTTTGCCGCCTATACTAACAGCATCAATCAAACCTTTCTCAATCATTTCAAGCATATCTGGATGTTTAGCTGTATTAAATATTTTGGCTGTTGCCTTTAGCTTTAATCCGTCCATACCGCTTTCCTTAATAATGCCAACTGCGTTATTGGCTTCATAAGAGTGATCCACAAACATCTTTAACCCACTAAGGTTTTGTTTTGATATTTCTTCTTTCTTGTATCTTCTACCATTACCACTTACTCCAGATTGTAAAGCTGTGAATTGGATTTCCTTAAATCCTTTTTCCTGTCCTTCGCTTACATTAAAACTCTCTGTAAAAGTGATATCCTGATTCTCCAGTATCTTTACTTCTTGTTGCTTCTCTTCTTTCTCAGGACTCTTCTCTGAGCTTTTCATAACTGAAGAAGTACATACTGCAAACATTCTGCTTTTATCTAGCTTAGAACCTGCAGCTTTCATTTTATCTACACAATTTCTTACTTTCTGTGTTTGTTCTGGTGTTAATTCTGCCATCTACCAATTCCTCCATTTCTTAGGTTTTATGCTTCTTTTATGCCTTTCAGCTAAGGCTTTGATATTCTTCTTGTTAATTGCTCTATCATCGTAACGATCTTCTCTGGTACTCCATATATTCCTATTCCAATTCTTTTCTGTCATAGCACTCAACTTGAAAACATTTCTAGTCTGTTTCTCTTTAGTCAAAGCATTAGGTAAGATATAATCATCCATATCATAATGTTTGATACTATGCCTTCGGTTGCTGTACGGACTTTTGAACACTACCATTCTTATCTGCCTCCCTCTCTACTTTCTTTGGGTTTCTCTTTTCTTTCCCTGATTGTACCCTGTCTAATGGAGGCACTGGAGCTCCTGTTGGTTTAGCTCCCATTGGTGCTCCAAAAGGCATTGGTTGAATATCTGGTAACTTCTCTCTGAATTCTGGAGGAAGTAAGTCATTTGCCTTTTGTTTTGAGAGTACTCCTGCACTAACTAAGCTTGTAATAACATCAAACTCAGCTTGTTTCTGCTTTTCTTCTGGATCTCCCCAAACTAATATTGGTACTTCTTCTTCTTTGCTTTTACCCAAATGAACTCTAAATAAATCTTGTTCTGATGTCTTCTTGATATTTCTTTGCATCATTCTTGTTCTTCTATCAAAACTTGCTTGTTGAACTTCTGCTGTTGCTCTATTAGTTCCTTCTCCTCTACCTAACAAAGCTAAAGGTACTTGTAACCCTGTAACTACTTGATGTTCGATATATGTTAAAGGACCAGATAAATCCATAGATCTTCTACCACTATCCAAAACATTCATGTCCACAGTATGCTCAGTAACAAATTCAGTATCAACATATATGTCCTGTAAGTCTGCTCCCAAAGAATCTATATCTGCTTGTTGTGCTGGTCTTTCATCTGAACCAACTTTAGCATGAATCAGGGGGGCAGCATATCTTGCGATAATCTCGTCTAAGTTATCTTCTACACCTAGTTTAACTTCCAAGATATGCAATAATGGTTGAAGTAAAGAATTTCCATAAGCAGAGTCTCCTATTGGGTTCCATTTGAAATGTATAATCTCTTCAAACTTAAAAGTTACAAATTCTTCTGGATTTAACTCATTAACTTGAATATAAGCTCTATCTTTATCAAACTTACCAAATTCGTCTCTATTGACGTACATAGTCAACGGATCTAGCATTTTAAGTCCAATTATTCCTTTTCCATTCTTTATTATCTCTACAAATGCATTTCCATAGATTAACATTTGTTTTGCTACGTTATGGTAGAACTGAACAAGATTTTCTTGTTGTACGAACTTCTCTATCACTTCAACATCTTTCTTGTTCTCTCCATCAATGTAGAAATGCTGAACAGCTTGATCTGCTGTAATATCAATCGCAGCAGAAACAATAGGGATATTCCTATATGCCAACTTATATTTCTTCCATTTTTCAAGATCTTTAGGTTCACCTTTAAGCATCTTCTGTAGTTGCTTAGTAAAAGGGTCCGTTTGCTTGACTTTCCCTTTTCCTGAGTTCTTTATATCTGGGTCTAATGATTCTTTGATAAACATGCTACCTCTCTTAACCACAGGAGAAACCCTCTGGCTAGATGCTACATTTTGTCCTTTTCTCTTGACAGTTGCTAAACGAGGTCTACTAACTTCCTCTTTACGTTGTACAAGAGATTTAAACGATTCGAGAATTTTATTTTTAGCCATTTCACTTCTTATTAGAAACCCGCACTATATAAACCTTTATGAAACACCTATAACTTTAAATATATCTTAATCTTACCAATATTGTCTTTTAATAGACATGGATTGATAAACTGGGGATGGATTATCCATTCCCAACATTACTTCTAAATGCTCTTGGTCTAGCAGCATATACAAACCTTGTAGCAGCATAAACTGCTAAAGCAAGTGAAATAACTGCATCATCATGAGCTCCAATACCTCTAAATGTCGGTAAGCCACCTCTAGTGAGTTCAACACCAAAATTCATAAGCTCATCTATTAAGACATCAGCATATCTTCTTGTAGTATTGTCTGGATCAACCATTGGAGATGGTCTTGGAATAAATATCTTGTTATTCTCAAATTGGTTAATCAAATTAGTGATCAAATCATTCTTAGATTGATTACTAAACTTAAATCCTTTAGCTGGGAAATTTAATCCTCTTATTTGTTGTAAGAAAGTCTGTCCAAAACTAGATTCGTCTAATAGAGCCATAATTGGTTTATATTTCACTAATAAATCTACGAAGTACTGTTTCTGTGCTTCATAAGGTAATCCTTTGAACCTTTGAATTTTAACAACTGTTAATTGATCATTTTTGTTTCTTTCAATAACTGTGAATACGGTATAGTCACTTCCTGCTGCTCCTGACATAGCAAAATCAGCTCCTACATAATAAACAGAGTCATTATCCCTCTCATCTGGAAAACAAACTTGTAGAAAGCTCTTTTCTAGCAAACCATATGGGAATATCTGATTATCTTGTCCTAAAGGCTCACAAAGGTACTCTCTAGCGAAAGCAAGTCTACCATGTTCCTTCTTGATCCTCTGAAGCATTTTAATTGGGAAGAACTTTGGCCACAAGGCCTTTCCGTTAGTTATTGATTTATAACGTTTCGATACATAGGCTTCATTATCAAATAGTTTGTGTAGTAAATCAACTTTAGAACTAGGTGTTCCAATAGCTATGATAGAACCTCTCTTTTGATTGACGGTTGGAGTGATAGCATATGTGTAAATCTCGTGATCCTCAAATGTACCAACCTCATCACAACAAACAACATCTACATGAAATCCCCTTACAGAGTCTGAGTAAGGTTTAGTCAATATACGACTTCCGTTAGTGAGCTCTATTTCTGTCTTGCTCCATGAAGTGTCCATACCTGTTGGTACTGAGTTCTCAAGCAAAGGGTGACCTTTAATATGCATTTTGATCCTACGAAGGACATCTGTGGATTGGGGTAGAGAATTAGAGATGATTAAACCTTGAAATTTGGGTTGAGTGAATGCTCTCCAGAGCATATAACCGATAATGAGCACTTCTGTCTTTCCATGACCTCTAGGAGCCATAATACATACACGTTTATTCTTTGTAACGAATTTGATCCATTCTTTGTGATATTTAGCGATGTGAAGTTTTAATACTTTTTCAAGAAAGTAGATTGGGTCCTCTTTGATCTTAGAGATACTTATTTCTTTTTCTTTTTTTCCTGTTGTTTTTTCCATTGTGTTTCTAGCTCTTTAGCCATGTCAATCTTTTCGGTTTGTCCTGGTGGTTTCTCTTTACGAGTAAACCTCATCTCCTTCATCCATGAACGAAGTTGATTCTCCCATTGAGAAATCCAGTTAAGCATTGGGTGTGCGAGTACTTGCTCTCGGCCTTCAGAAGTAAAGCGAGTTATGGTTTGGCCTTCTTTAGCGACAAGAGCCTCAGCTCTACGAAGCTTAACATAGTTCTTGAGAACTCTTTCTAAGCCTATAAGCTCATCTACTGTTCGTAGATTGTATGTTTCCACCAGGAGTTTGTAGAGGTCGTCGAAGAACTGTTTTTCATGTTCGTCTCCGATGTTTCGACTATAAACATCTGGGTTTTTGAAGTCTGTTTCGATTTTCTTCTCTCTTGATATTCAGCAACTCTCTTTTCAGCATGCTCTTTACAATATGAAGCATTCAATCCTCTATTGTGTATCTCAGAACCACACAATGTACAAGAAGGATATTTACGACGCATTAAGCTATTTCCTCCTTTCCAATGCAAAGTAGCAAAAGCTTAACCAAAATCATCATAGGAATGATAAGCTCTACTCATATAAAAAGATGTATATGTTACAGACTACACTAAAAGTAACTTCTAAAAACTATGGTTACATTATTTTGGTATCTGTCCTTTATAATTTATAAACTTTATGTAGTTACCGAATAGTGATATATACTACTATGTAATAACAATACATAAGTTTATATATTTATCTTACTTCTAATATTATGTAATGATCTTAAGTAATAAGATCTAATACTAGTTATGATCTAGAGTTATTATATATAGTCATTACATATAATGTAATAGTGCTATTACTATAATATCATATAGTGAGTGATATATATTTATGATATATCACTTAAGGATATCAAACAACAACAACATAAGCGTTGATATATACCACTAGGGATATATTAACAACAGAATAAACAATTAAAGAGGTGTTATAAATGAACTACAACAATAAAAGAGTTTATAGTGATACTATAAGCTTAATATGGTGTGAGGTAATAAGAAAATGGAAACAAAATGTCCTTATTGTAAGATGAAACAAAACAAAAGTAGTTTAGTAAGTAAATATGTTTGTATTCATTGTGGTAAGGAGTGGGTTAAAAAATGAAAGAATACGAAATAAA